TACTACCCGATATGTCTATAGGATAGCCTAAATTTAAACAATAATTCAAGAAATTACTGTAGCTTGAAAATTTGTTTCTAATCTTGATATAAAGAAGGGTCTATCATCTTCAAAAGCTGGCCCAGTTATCTCTCCAGTTCTTACATAAATACCACTTGTTGGCTGTCCTGTATTATTAATTGTTTGTAAACTTGTGAAGGCAGTATTAATTAAAGTCTGACTCCTAGCTGGCCCTTTATCTTTTTTAGCAAAAGCTCGAACAGTAACAATACCTTGAATTTGATCAAATTGATTAGTTAAAGATGCTTGAGTTGTAATTCCAAATTGAATATTTACATAAACAAACTCACTATCAGCATCCGATACTACATCACCAAAGTTATCAAAAAATACAGGTACAGCAGGACTTAATGCAGCATAAGCTGTTTTTATCGGTTCTTCAAATTTTGCTCTGACTCCTTGATAATTCATTGTAATTTACTTTTTTTAGATTTTGATTGTTTAACTGCTCTATTAATTGCTAAATCAAGAGTTTGTTTTAATGAACCACCTCTTAAATATTTAGGAAGCCAATCTAATTCAGCAGTAGCAGAAGAGACTCCACCAGGTTTTCCTCCACCTAAATCACCCCTCAAACCTTCTGTAAGTCTGCCGTCATTTAAAATTATTAAACTATCTCTTCCCTTTTGTGTTCTTGGTTCTTGTCCTATTTTTTTACCATCCTTTACTCCTCTGGTAAATCTTCCTTCTATAGTATCTTCAGCATATCCTTTTTTCGTTTTTTGCCTTAAATTTCTTATTTCAAGATCAACTTGACCACTAGAAGATGCAGCCCTTCTTACTTGAGCCAAAGTTAATTTTGGGCCTTTTACAGGTTTTGGATTCCCACCTCTTCTTGTTCCTGTACCTTTTTGCCCTGCAATTTCAATTTGCCATGAATTTGAATATACACCTGTCCAAGATGGGCCATGAAACTGTAATTCTTTAACTACATCTTCTGCACCTGGAATTACACCTTTTTGTAAAATATCAACAGCGTGTTGTTTTATTTGTCGTTGTAAATCACTTAATTCTTTATCTGCTCTTGCCATTATTGTTTCCTCGCAATAACTGTATGAAGTATAGGATTATTTCCTCTTGATGTATTGATACTGATAATTCTTGCAACTTTATTTACTCCATCTTCAGCATACTGAATACTATCTTTTACCTTTGGATAATATGTTCCTAATTCTTTATTACCAAAAATAATTCTTAAATCTGTTGATTGGCTTGAACCCTCATAAGTAGATCCAGATACGTTACTTATTAATGCTTTCATAGAAATATTAGTATCAGATCCGCTTACTTCTCCTGTTGTAGTGTTATAAGTTTGAGATGTAGCAGTTTTAATATAAGTAACATCAATACCAAAAGTATTTAACAATTGTTCTGGTAAACCTTTAAAAGTATTATCTACAAATGACATATTATCCTCGTACCACTCTCATCTGAAAAGATCCTGCTCCACCAAGCATATAAGCTCCAAGATAACTTTGTAACCAAGGATAGACATCCATAATATTATTAACAGAACCAGTGCCTTGAGAAGCAGTATTAAATTTAACTTCTAAATCTCCTAATTTTGCTTCAGAAATATTTCCCTCTTTTCCAGTAGTACCTGTAATAGCATCAGCATCATTAGCTAAAGCTCTAGCAAGTTCATACTGTGCATATTTAATATTTAACGGAATTTTAGAACAAGACAATTCAACACCATCTACCTGATAATTATTTCTTGGAAACTTTAATGCCTGTCCATCATCACATCTATCGCCATAATAAACAAAACTATCAATCCATCTGGTAGCTGCTATTAATGATCTATTTTTCTGATCATCAGTTTTATTGTCCCAAGTTGTTGAATCTGGAACTGTTTCAAAATAACTATTAGCTTCTGTCAATGTGACATAGCTATTAGCATTTTCTCCTTTAACAGTTGCATTTATGGTAGCTGCCACGATTTTTAAGTAATTTTAGTTTTATTGTAGCGTAAAGAAAAAACCCCACCAATAATTGA